ATTCTCCCAATTATTTGCAGTTTCATTATTATAGATTCTTACTGTTAAACCTTTTTTTTCTTCATTAACTTCAAAATCTCTATTATAGAATTCTGGTATTAGATAATTCCAGGTCTCTAATAGTTTAGAATGTTTAAATTCCAGTTTGTTCTCTCCATTTGAAACATTTTCCAAAATCACGCTAATCAACGAGAGGTTGTTAAGCTTTGTTTCTTTAAACTTAATAATATCCTTTTTATTAATTTCACGAAATAAAACACCAATAAAAGGACGTTTTATCTTTTCACCTGTTTTTAATCGTTTAATAATATATTGTGCATAATCACCATCAATAGCAAATCCAAGCCCAATACTTCCTCCTCCACCCTTATTTGTCATAACCATAGTATTAATACCAACTACATCACCATGGTCATCAAACAAAGGTCCTCCTGAATTACCCGGATTTATAGAAGTGTCAGTTTGAATAAAGGGAACATAACTTGGCGTATTAGGCACATGCCTATTTAAAGCAGATATATATCCAAACGTTGTCGTGAAAGATAAACCCATTGGTGAACCTATTGCAATAGATTGCGATCCAATTTCTGGTGTCTTTCCCCAAACAACAAAAGGAAATTGGAGGTTAAGTGGATTATTTATTTTCAATACAGCAATATCTGACTCTGTATCATAACCAATAACAGCGGCGTCATATTGTTTGTTATCTTTAAATCTCAAATGAACAATACCACGATTATTAGTTATATTTGATATAACATGGGCATTTGTAATAACATATCCCTCTTTAGAAATAACAAAACCAGACCCCGATCGTGTAGATTCATTACCCTCAAACTTATCGGGTCCGCGTTTTTGTCTAAATTTAAAACCACCTGATGCTGGATTTGCAGAATTATTTTCTGATATAACCTCAACAACTGCTGGCATAACTTTTTCAATCACCCGAGTACTGGGTGTATGACTTGCACTACTTATTGTCGAATATAATAAAATACTCACAGCTATGACAATAATTTTTCGATAAAACATTTCTACTCCTTTTGTTGTTTTTAACGTGGCAATCCACTAATCTCGAATATCAAAATTAGAATTATACTTTTTCTTAATGGCATGTAGCCTCTCATTAAAAGCTTTAGTAGGTTTCTTTAAGCCTTTAGTGTTTTCTAAAAAAACTGGATCAATAGGTCGTGGACTTCCAATAATACGTAAAATCCGTCCCTTTGTAGAACATTTAGGACATTTTCGTTTTAATGGTATATCCATTTCTGCAATAGTTTGAAACTCTTCAAAACGTGTCTTGCATTTTGAACATTCATAATCATATAATGGCATTATATACTAACTCCTAAAGGTATTTCAAACTTAGCAAATTTATTTTTCCATTTAAAAAATGATTCACCATGATCTGTTTTATTCAAAGTCATCCATTGCCACTGATGAACCATTTCATGTGCTAATGTAAATAAAAATTCATTCTTGTTAATAAAGCGATCGGCTATGGATAAGACACCATATACCTTTCCATCTGATTCTTCATACGGAATATGTTCCGCATGACATCCTTTTTTTTGTATAATCTCAATCTCATAAAAAGGATGTACTTCATTATTAAAAATTTCCTCATTTAATATATTAAACCAACGTGTGATAAGATGTTTAGTTGGGAAAAAGGTTCTAGAGTACTGTCTCAAACTTATTCGATGTTCTTTATAAGCCCGAGACAGATTTGTTTCGTCGCTTCGAATTGCTTGAACGATAGGATTTGATTTTGAAATATACATAATTATTCCCTTTCATCTTTTTACTGGATACCCACTCCTTTTACGTTTAATTCTCTCTGAGGGTGCCCCGCCATCCGAAGTCACTACTGCTCTTGCAGTAAAAGACCTTTCGAATTCATATGAACATTCAAATTTATTACCAAACACATCTCCAGTAAAGTCTGGATCATTCCAACTTAATCTTATAGGAGAATCAGACATACTTTTGACTTCAACAGTAATATAATCTTCTTTAACTGCTTCCAAAACTAAAGCATCATACTTTTTAAAAGTCTTATTTCCTTTCGCTTTGTATCTAACAGTCGTGTTTAATTTGGATTCATCCATTAGCTTATACCTTTCTATATAAATCTGGAAATACTTCTAATACGAGTTTCTCTGTTAATCCTTTCACTTTAAGTTTCTTTTTCATCATCTGTTCATATATCATGGACTCAGCTGGATGCATAGACTCCAATACTTGAATCAATAACTCTTTCAGTCGTTTTGGTTTTACACCTACGCTCTTAGGATGTCCTTTTACAAATACAGCACACTTAGGTATCTCCATATACAAAGTTGAAGGATTCAATCCTAGAGGAGCATCATCCGGTGTGTAAGAAGGAACCTCAATACACCAGTCAATATTAGGGTCAAATGTACCCTGCAATACTGCTTTAAGCATAGCATTCTGTTTATACTTTTCTAAAAACTCTGCTTTTTGCTTTCGTGTTTTCAATTGTTCAAATTCTTCAAATAATTCAGATATCATTGGTGTCATCTTGTAAATTCCTCCATGTTTTCCATTAAATATTTCAATCGATTTGTAATAAAATAATTCATTAAATTGCCTTGTTGATATACTTTATCTTTTTTATATTCCGACAAGATCCCATCAGCAATACTAGTTGGAATATATTCAAAATCTATCAATACTTGATTTCTATTCCAGCCATGTAACATTTCATCTTTAAAGTCAACCTGTGGATTTTGTGTCATCCAAGTAGCCACTTTCTTTTTTGAAATTGGCTTTTGTCTTATCTTCTCGACCATTGTATTATCCGCTGACAATATATTCGGAATACCATCACCTTTATCCCCGCGTATAATATGTTCTTTCAAATACTCAAATGGATCTATACCATTAAGCATTTTCTTCTTCATAGGAGAATATTGCCGTATAGACTTATATTTATACAGTTGAGAGAAGTCCTTATCACTAGAAACAATCAAAGTTTTCTCTTTTAAGTCATTATTTGCATATTTAGATAACACTGCAATAACATCATCTCCCTCTGCATGATCTATTCTTATAACTTTATATGGAAAGTATGTATCAAGTTCTTCGATAATTTTATTAATTGTTTCAAATAAAGCTTTCCAATCCATCCCCTTTTCTTCTTTTTGTTTAGTCCTTTCTGCTTTCCTATGTGCTTTATAATATGGAAAAGGTTCTTTCCGCCAGCTGGCATGTTGATCACAACAAATAACAATCTCGCCATATTGACTTTTATATTTAGTTCTATATGACCGGATACTATTCAATACCAAATGACGAATATAATCCTCACCAAATCGTTCCTCATCTGGTATTTTATGTGCGACCATTATTGAACCAACAATAATATTTGAAAAATCTAGAAGTATCATGGTGCTCCTTTATAATGTCGTATGTCTACGTTCCCATACTTTTTTAATAACTCAATACCATTTTCATTTTTATAACTTTCTTCATAATAAAACTTCCTAATACCAGACTGTAATATTAACTTAGCGCAATCAACACATGGTGCATAAGTACAAAACATATCTGCATCTAAACCTGACTCAGTACATTTTGCCAACTTAGTTATCGCATTAGCTTCCGCATGAAGAACTTCTGGTTTTGTATGGCCATCTGATTCACAAACATTCGAATGACCAGAGGGCATACCATTATACCCGATAGAAATAATCCTATCATTCTTTACAATGATACAACCAACTTGTAATCTAACAGCTGTTGAAAGTTGTCCATATATTCTTGCGACAGCTAAATGCGCTTGTATATATTTATCTTTCACTAGAATACACCTAGCAAAACCGTATCTTTACCAATCCTCCCCGTTAACGGTCTTTCAGACGTTTTCAAATTATTTAATGTTTTCTTCAAAGTACCTTTTTTCAAAACAGCAAGTGTGTCTTTTGGCTTACCTGCTTTCTTTTCTACCGATTCAGTTTTATCAAAGTGTTGCATAGTACATCCCTTAATACTAAATCCCCTAACAGTATTCTCTGCATGGTAAACACCAAGACGATTAGACTTAGTATTATATACCCATAATTCTTTTGCCCCAATAATTTTTTCAGGATTAATACTAACTAATCGAAGATCAGGATACTCCTCTTGATACTTTAATTTATTAACAAGACGTGTAGCTGATAATGTTTTCTTTTTACGTGGTTTGCGCTGTGCTGTAGAATTCTTAATAATGCGATCTATATCATCTAAAATAGTACCATACAAATCCATCATTAACTTACTTTCTTTTGGTTTAAGATGACTCCATGCTTCCATAAGATATTCATCATCTTTATTATAAACATCTACTAATTCATTATAACAATCAAGATACATCGGTCTCATTTTTCTAGCATGTGCCGCCTTACAACCAATTTCTAATAAGTGGTTATATGCTTCATACTTTATCTTATAACCACTGTCAATAAAATCATCCACCTTTCCTTCAACGGCGGATATCATATCTTCCACTTTACTTTGCAAACGATCTTGGATACTAATTACGCGTTTAGGTTTTTCGTCTTTCTTTATTTCTTCTGCCTTTTGTTCTTCCATAATCTTAATAGATGGATCAACCATAGAACCATCTATTATTGGAACCGCTCTTGTAACACCATCCTGACATCTCATTATATCATATTCTGTCTTTTTCATATTAATCTCCCAATTCCAAAGATTGCAATCACTATTACTATCACATTTAAAACAATTAAATTAAGACTACTTCTCATATAGGCGTTAATAATATGTAATGTTGAACCTACTAATTGAATTAAAAATAT